TCTTTTCTCTTTTTCTTTTTCTTTTAATGGGGTTGGGACCCACAAGAGGGCCCAACCGAGTAGGGACTGATCATCCCCACCCGAATGCTCCGCTAAGGAGCGTTCTGTTATAATCATACCCCCAGAAAGGAAAACCATCAGGATAGCCTTCCCGGTTATCTGGAGTGCGAGCTACGGCAACCACCTCCGATTCACGAATCTCTTTCAAACGATTGAGACAGTGTCGGAGAGTGGCTTTCATAGGGTTTACAGCTGGCCAGAGTTTAACCATATCGCCCCAAAGGGCCCGCGATTTATGCCTAATCGACTTTCGTCGTGTCGGCTGCGGACCTAACATTAGGGTTAGATTCTTGGTTTGAAAACCAGCCATCTGTTCTACGAGGTCGGGCGACTTGCAATCAAGGGAGACCCAATTAGGATTGTCCTGGAGGAACGAGGCAAAAGCCTCTGAGCCCCAGAACACCTTAAAGTTCTCCTTGAAATTGCTATTCGCCTCCTCGAGAGCTAAACCCCGCCAGGCCTCTTCTATGCTATTCCTCAGCACGGTCCCTAGGGACCCTGCAGAGGCTTTCGCATGGTGAGAGAGGTAGACGGCAATCGCACGCCTCACAAACCGCGGAGCCAGCCTAGTCAATGGAACATCCAGACCGCGCTTACAGGGATAACCAAGACCCCCGAATTCAATCGGTAGGTACGGGTACATACCCTCCTTGCGCGCAGCTTTGATACAGTGGGACCAAAGAGTTTTGAAGACCGCACGAAGTCGGTCCTCACACACTCCTTGACCCCTTAAGGCTCGGGTGACAAACCCGATACTCAAAGCATCTGGCAAACCGTCCGGTAACCTACTTTCGACCCGAGTATGGTCGGTAGAAGGTTCCACTAGCCCCCGAAGGGGTAGTAGATCCAACACCTTGAGACTCAAGATCTTAGGGTTGCGGGTTACTAAGGCGGTATACATTGTACTAGACGGCTCACGACCGTAATCCTTTTCATCCCGTTCTACGCGGAAAGTCAGTTCCACGAAAACACCTCCCTTTAAGGAGTGGAAGTGCTTGCCTACAGAAAAGGCGGCCCCACACGATTTCGCGAGAGACTCATAACGCTCTATGACCCCAAGGGGCCATATCGCAGCTAAGTCATCTCCGCAAATCACGAAGGGACACGGAACTGCACGGCAGAACGGTTGCCTGTGGAAATCACGAATCGAATCGGTCACCCAGAACAGCTGTGTTAAACACAGCAAGCTCCAAGTGAGCGGTAGACCCATGAGGATTCCACAGGTCTGCTTGACCGTCGAACCATCAGGATAGATGACATCGGCATCGCCTACACTAGCGCGAGCGACCTCATCTAGCCAAGATGGCCAGACCTTGGCATCGATAAGACCCTCCAGAAGCGCTTGCGCTAACTCCCGAGGGATCCTATCAGATGCCGCCTTAAGGTCAGCAGATAGAATACGGTTGAATGGTCCCGCACGGGTACCGATCTCTTCTATTCCTTTCTTAGTCTCCGCAAGGAGTACCGATCGGATAGAAGGGTCTCGGCGTATGCCCCTGAACAAGTGCTTCCGCGCAACATTGCACAAAGACACCAGCGAAGCTGGTGACTTAGTTACAACGCGGCACTTCCACCCACGTTCAGGAACAACCTCCACCCTATGGAGGATGTTTGGTAGATTATGGAATTCCGTCAACAGACGTTCCCTTAGGTTCGTCTGGGATTTGACGTACTCCCACTCCATCAGCATAACCGTGGCAGGCCTTTCAGGCTCTTCCTTTTCTGGGTTTGTTGTGTTCAGCCATTCCGACAACATGCTAGTTAAGCCCCCATTACGCCGGGACTTCTCTAGACATGCTGAAGTGGACGTGTCGATTTCTATCACCGGGCCTCGCTTTCTACAAAAGCGACGAGCCCAGTGGTAGGCAAAGTCACGGGCCTTCGCCGCCAATCCAGGCGGCAAAGGCACCTGGGCGGTGATCGCAGCGCGATGTTCCAGTAGTGCTTGGTTATGCACTACAGCATCACCCTTCGGCAAGGACCTACCTAAGTAGGCTAATTGCAGATAGTGATCATCATCACTACACCACCACCCAAACCACTTCATAAATGGCTGAGGAGCATTAGGAAGGCTCTCAACTCCTAATCCACGGGCCCGAGCATAGCGCGATAGGTCTTTAAGTTGAGCACAAACGTGCCCAACGCCAGATCGACCACTATGCCACAGGACACCCTGGATTATGAGTTGGAGCCGGAAAGCATCCTGACGCTCCTCCACAACATCAAAGTTGAACTTAGCCACTTTCTTTGTCATCGCAGAATAAACGGCAAGGACAGATCGGAGAACCGATCTGATCGTTAGCCAGTTCTTTCTGAGGTAACGTAAATCGTGACTAGAGAACTTCTTTGGTATGATTAAACAGCGGCCCGAGCCGCCAGCTCCGAAGAGTCTTAACAGCTCGAGGGGTTTGTGTCTCGGACGATCGCCGCAGATAAGCGGAATAGGC